CCGGCACACTACGTAAAGAGCCTGCAGGAACAAGGCGTGTACAAGGACTGCTACGTTGGTACAGCCGCACAGGACAACGACATCGAGCCGGACCCGCAGCTTGACACTACGCCTACAGATGACAAGGTACGCCTCCTGAAGTACTACGGCTTGGTACCTCGCCACCTATTGCGACTTGCGCAGGATATGCTCAACAAAGTCGAAAGCAATGACGAGTTGGACGAGTACGCTGAGCCAGAGGAAGAAGTGGTAACGCTGTACGACGACGATGATGAGGACTCGGATGAGTCGTACTGGGTCGAGGCATGTGTCGTTATTGCCAACCAAGGCGTGCTACTGAAGGCGGAAGAGAACCCGTTCATGATGCAGGACCGACCTATCGTAGCATTCCAGTGGGACATCGTTCCAGGAATGTTCTGGGGACGTGGTGTCTGCGAGAAAGGGTACAACTCTCAGAAGGCTCTCGACGCAGAGATTCGTGGTCGTATCGACTCATTGGCGCTCACTATCTTCCCAATGCTGGCTATGGATGCTACCAAGATTCCTCGCGGGCACAAGCCTCAGGTACGTCCCGGCAAGATGATTCTTACTGCAGGTAATCCGAATGAGTCCCTTAAGGAGTTCAAATTTGGCAATGTGGACCAGATTACGTTCGCTCAAGCGGGCGAGCTACAGAAGATGGTCCAGCAGGCGACAGGAGCAATGGATGGTGCTGAATTCGCTCAGGGAATGGGCAGCAACAATAAGACTGGCGCTGTTTCTATGGCTATGGGCGCTCTTATCAAACGGCACAAGCGCACGTTGCTCAACTTCCAAGACTCTTTCTGGCTACCGTTCGTCGAAAAGGCGGCGTGGCGCTACATGCAGTTCGACCCGGAGAACTACCCGGTCCAGGACTACAAGTTCGTTGTAGAGTCCTCACTGGGCACAATGGGCCGAGAGTATCAAGTTTCGCAGCTCGTGCAGCTCCTACAGACCACTTCCGACCAGTCCCCTTTGTACGGCACTATCGTACAGTCGATTGTGGACAACATGGATGTACCGAACCGAGAGGAGCTCCTAGGGAAACTCCGAGAGGCGTCACAGCCTAACCCTGAGGAGCAGAAACGCCAGCAGCAGATGCACGAGATGGAAATGCGTGCTAAGATGGCTCAAATTGCTGTCTTCGAGGCCCAAGCAGCCGAGTCCAATGCGCGTGCTCTCAAGTACAACGTTGAGGCTGAGCTGGAGCCACGTAAGGTCGAGAACGACCGTATCGACGCCGTTACTGACATCCGTCAAGGCGTTGAGACAGCCGACTTTGAGCGTCGCCTCAAGATTGCGGAGACGCGCCTTAAGGAAAAGGAACTGAACATGAAGGACCGTGAGTCTCGTTCCCGTTCAGCCCAAACGCAGTAAATCGCCAACTACTATAAAGGAGCACTACTATGTTAATGCGTGGAGACATGAACAAAATTCTGGAGGAGGTCAACGGCGTCCTTGAGAAGGCTTTTAAGCGAATTGAGGACCTCGAGGACCGTCTCGGAGAGCTCGAGAAGCCCAAAACGGCAGTAAAGCGTACCACCACTACAAAAAAAGAAGAAAATTCCTAAAAAGTAGGACACAAATGTGTATTCGTGTGGTATAATATGGATATTACATAAATAAACGTATTCGGGTCAGCTGGAGAGCGGGCGGGTCTCCAAAACCTTGCCGAGTCAGTGCAACTCTGACCCCGTTTGCCAATCCCCTCGCTGGTGGTCTGCCAGCGGAGTGGCTACGAACCACACCTGATGGAGTTCAATTCTTCACGAGGGGCCCATTTTGCGTCTATGGTGTTTAAGGCGGCATATTAGCTTTGGAAGCTTTCGGACAAGGTTCAATTCCTTGCTCTCTGACCAACAATTGCGGTTGTACAGTTACCGTCCGAGTCTCATAAGCTCAGGACGCAGAGTGCAAGTCTCTGTTCCGCAACCAATTAGCCCATAAGGGCAAACATATTGGGGTTTAGCGGCCCCGATAGGGAATGGCTGAATAAGGGGTCACCGATAGGCCCCTAAGGCAACTGCTGGCGAAGTAAAGGGTCCAAGGGCTACTGCTGAGGACCTTCCCTGAGGTGGAACTCGTATAGTCTCCTCAAGACGAAACAGTGGTGTAAAGGGTAAACTACATAGGCTTGTACTATCAACCCTTTTGGCGGTAAACAAGAATCCGCCTTCCCAACTTTTATTCTATGCCTCGGTGACCCAACTGGCAGAGGTGGCTGTCTTAGAAACAGTTTATGTGTGGGTTCGACTCCCACCTGAGGTACCAAATATGCAGAGACTGGGCATGAGTGAGCCCCCCACGCTGTAAACGTGACGCGCGAGCTGTGGTAGTGCAAATTCTACCTCTCTGCACCAATATGGGGAATGCGCTGGGTACGCATGATTCTTTTGCAAGGATTCTGAGCAGAGTTCAATTCTCTGATTCTCCACCAAACAACAGAGGGTGATGCACACTGGGTGTGTCTTCGGTTGCTACCTGCTAGGAGCCTTGACGGGCTTGGAGTTCGATTCTTCCTCCCTCTGCCAATACCCCTATGTGGACACACTAGGGTCTTCTAAACCTAAAGTGGTCAGTTCGAATCTGGCTGGGGGTTCCATAATGTTTTTTGTAGTACTCGCACAGACAGGGGCAGTAGCGGTGCCCCAAACAGCTAAGACGCTCTAAGACACTCATACGAACACCTTAGAGCGTCCTTAGTGTAAATAGGCTAACACATCGGCCTTTTAAGCCGAATGATGCGGGTTCGAGTCCCGTGGGGCGTACCACTACTGCCGCAACACTTTCTGTTGGGGTATGGTGTACATAGTTAACACACTGGGCTTTGAACCCGGAGCACTCGGAGCATTACCGAGTACCCCTTCCAATATTCCTATAGGTATGCATAGTATACCTATGTGAATATCCAGAGGTAGCTGAGATAGATTAGCATTGGCCTGAAAACCCAAAGAGGTTGGCGCAATACCAACCCTCTGGACCACTGGTGAGGTACCTGAAGCAGGACTGACGGCTGTGACCCTGATGAAGAGGAGCGTTACCTCGCCTCACCCCAAACACTGCCCCTAAAACATTGATAGTGATGTACTTGCCTTGTAAGCATGAGAAGTGGGTGCAAATCCCAACTGGGGCTCCAAATTTAGTAGAGTGGCTGAAAAGGTTAGGCGGGTGGTTGCAACCCATCTTATGCTGGTGCGAGTCCAGTCTCTACTTCCAAGTATTGCCACCGAGAAGTGCACGCTTTTGCGGAAGGTCCCTCAGGGTGAGGGAACGGGACTGTTAATCCTGACGTGACACGTTCGATTCGTGTTTCCGCAGCCAATTCCGGCCTTTTAGTATAAAAGTATTACAGGCGGTTGTCAGCCGTCAGACGAGGGAGCATTACCCTCATGGGCCGCCACTCAATGCCGTAATCGTCTAACTGGACTAGGATGCGAGGCTTTCAACTTCGTCGATGTGGGTTCGAATCCCACTTACGGTACCATACCTCTATAGTTTATGTAGTAAAACACTGAGCTGATAACTCGGAGCAGTGGGTGCAAGTCCCACGGAGGTACCAAACACGCTAGACAACCCATGGAGGCAAGACATGGACCTAGACACACTAGACCAAGAAACCTACCTAGCCGAAATGAAGACCCTCTTCCGTACCCCCGGATGGGAAATCTTTATTGCTGAGATTTGGGACAACGTAAACCGAATCGATAAGGTAGAGAATGTATCCAGTGCCGACGACCTCTTCTACCGGAAGGGACAACTAGCGGCCTTAGGACTGATTCTGAACTTTGAGGAAACCCTTAAGCGGGCTGAAGAAGAGGAAACAGATGAAGGTCCTGAATGATTTCAGCTGTACCAAGTGCGGTACGGTCAAAGAATACTTTGTGGATAACCAAGCCAAAGCAGTTGAGTGCCAAGACTGCGGTGGTGAGGCCACAAAGAAGCAAGCAGTGATTCGCTTTAAGCTCCCGGGTAACGACCCGTCAGGATTTCCTACGGCGTACGACCAGTGGGCTAAGAAACGCGAACAGAAACTTGCAGAGGAGAAGCGTCAAGCTACTTCCGAATAATACTTCCACAATGCGTTAAGCACGGAGATTTATAATGGCAGCAGAAATTTTGGATGACCAGCCCATCGAAGACAACCTTGATGAGCTTCCTACAGACCCGCAGGAAATGTCTACTGACGAGTTGACCGCCGACCTAGGCGCATCACCGGCTCCGGAAGACACCTCTGGTCAAGGGGAGGACGACATTCCCGACAAGTACAAAGGGAAGTCAATCAAGGAAATCGTATCCATGCATCAAGAAGCTGAGAAGCTAATTGGCAAGCAGGGAAGCGAAGTTGGGGAACTGCGTCGTACGTTCGATGAGTACATCAAGAACCAGCTCCAAAATTCAACACCGGCAGCTCAACCGGAACCCGAAGAAGAGGAAGTAGACTTCTTTGAGGACCCCGACAAGGCTGTCAAGAAAGCTATCGAGACACACCCTGAGATTGTACAGGCGCGTAAGGCAGCTGAAGAGTACAAAAGAGCCACTTCTATTTCTCAACTCAAAGAGAAGCACCCGGACATGGTTGAAATTCTTCAGAATCCTGCGTTTGTGGAGTGGGCCCAAGGTACTCAGTACCGAAAGAACCTCTTCCACCGTGCTGATGCAGACTACGACTTTGGAGCCGCTGACGAACTGGTCAGTGAATTCAAGGACCGACATGCCGCGCAACAGCACACTGCTCAACAAACCGTGCAAGCCGAAAAGGCTGTACGCCAACAGGCAGTACGCCAAGCCTCTACAGGGTCCGCCAGTGGAACTAACACTGGTGGGAGTAAAAAAGTGTATCGACGAGCTGACATTATTAAACTCATGAAGAACGACCCTGCTCGGTACGATGCTCTCTCA